ATGCCGACATTTTCAGTAAATCCATCAAAAGATATCAAGAATCCATTTGATAACACACCAGGACTAATTGAGCGAGGAAATATTGATTTGTTCTCAAGGCCAATAGTAAAGAATCCAGATGGTACAATTTCTACTGTCAGATCAACATCATTTAATGTGGATGGACAAGAAGTACTTGTTCCAACAGTAAGTGATGATGGTAAAATAATGTCTGACAAAGATGCATTGATGAAATATTTTGAAACAGGCAAGCATCTTGGTAAATTTGAAAAACCAGAACAAGCCAATCAATACGCACAAAAACTTCACGAACAACAAGCCAATTTATATTTAAACAAATAATATGCCAATTACCCAAGACAAATACAATCGTCGCGCGGATTACCACAAACGGATCATCGACTGCCTTAACCAGCGCGAGACTTGGGAGAATCGCCAGCGCCTGTTCTACCAGGCTCGATACTTTGGTGTGCGTCGTAAGACCAAACCTTGGCCTACAGCAGCCGACCTACACGTTCAGTTGATCGATACTGCCATCGAGCGCTTAAAGCCTTCGTTCGTCAACAGCGCGATTGGCAACGACATCCTTTCCAGCTTCGTCCCGATGCGTCAACAGTTGACTCCGATCACGGTGACTGCGGAACGCTGGTTCGATTACAAGATGCGCGAGCAGTCCAATTTCCAGAAAGAGATCGTGTCCGTCATCGACAACCTGCTTCTTTATGGTCGTGGTGTTGCCAAGGTGATATGGGATGACCAGGGCAAGAAGATTAGCTTCGAGGCGATCGATCCTTTCCATCTTATCGTTCCGCAGTACACCAAGGAACTGAAGGATGCAGACTTTATCGTCCACATCATATCGACTTCCGTTGACACATATAAGACCAATCCTCTCTACAATCAGAATGAGGACTTCATCAAGCGGATCGCTGGCAAGCCGAACAACTCAGTAGGTCTTCGCAGCGAGATCCAAGACGAGATCTATCGGCGCGAAGGCATCACGCAGGAAGCGGAGAATGACCGAATCATCCTGTGGGAAATGTACACTCCGTCGAAGGACGGTTGGTTGGTAGAGACATTCTCGCCTCTCGCGGTCGATGAGAACGTGCGGAAACCTTTCACTCTCCCATACGAACACGGCGAACCTCCCTTCGTTGATTTCCCATATGAAATCACGGGTGGCGGTTGGTATAGTCCTCGCGGGGTAGCTGAGATCCTCCTCCCTGGCGAAAACCTCCTCAACAAGCTCAAGAACTCCCTCTCTGACTATGTAGAGCTGGCCAACCGCCCTGTTTTCGAAGCGCAGAATCCGATCTCGCTCAACACGGCGAATCTGAAGATGCAGCCTGGTCAGATCCTTCCGCAGGGATTAAAGCCAGTCCAGTTCAGCCAGCCTCCGTTCGACTTCCAGCGTCTCATGCTCGAAGAGCGTCAACTCGCAGAGATCCGCATGGGCAATCCAGATTTCGGTGCTGGTTCACAGTTTAATACCAGCGATCGAAAGACTGCCACAGAGATCCAGGCCGTGCAGGGTCAAGCTGCTGCTTCCAGCGATTTGAGGAATCGAATCTTCCGCATGAGCTTGGCGCATTTGTTCCGCCAGTCCTGGTCGCTGTACGTTCAGTACGCCAAGGAAGATCTGATGTATCGTTATGCCGACGATACTGGCCAGATGGTTCCAGAAGGAATCCATCAGCAGTACTCGATCGAACCGAAGGGCGGATTGGATTTCATAAACCGCCAGTTCTCTTTGCAAAAATCTGTGGCGCGGATGCAGATGTTCCAAAATAATCCTTTCATAAACCAGGCCGAGTTGGTTAAATCGGTGCTTGAACAAGACGATCCGTCGCTCGTTCGCAGGTTGTTTACAGATCCTCAAGCAGGTGCGGGAGATCAAGCTGAAGACCAGGCGACTGAAATTGCGACCATGTTGGCAACAGGATTCCCTGTCGCGATCAAGCCTAGCGATGATCACAAAGCGCACATATCGGTTCTGTTCGCGTTCAACCAGGCAGCTCAAGCACGCCAGCAGCCTGTCGATAACAGCGCGATGCAGGTTCTGATGCAGCACTTGCAACAGCACTTGCAGGCGCTTGAACAGACCGATCCGAACACTTCCCGCGCAATTCAGAAGCAACTTCGCGATGCAGCCAAGGCAGCGATGAGACAGCAGGATCAGGCAGCAAGGGCGACTCCTAGCGAAGGTCTTCCGATGCAGACTCCAGCTCCGATCCCTTCCTAATTCGTTTTGACTTCAGCGCCAATGGCGCTTGTATTGGCGGATGGCAGTACCAGTAATGCGCGATGCATTCCAGGCAGAAGGTCTTGCCAATCTTTGTAAGTGGGCAAATAAGAGTGGAGCAGTATCGAAGTGCGTTGAAATAGGATCGTATAGCGGTGAAGGCACGATTGTTTTATCAAAATATTTCAAAGAAGTTCTAGCTGTAGACCCATGGCAGAATGGATATGATCCAGACGATGTGGCAAGTCATCAATGCCCTATGGACGAGGTTTTCAATGCATTCCAAGATCGTACCAAGGGCCTTGGTAACGTAAGTTTCTCTCGCGGTAAAAGCCTGGATGCTCTTGAGTTTGTGGAAGACGAATCGCTCGATCTTGTTTATGTTGACGGAGACCATAGGTACGAAGGCGCTATTGCTGATCTTAAAGGATGGTTGCCAAAGATAAGAAAAGGTGGGTGTATGACTGGCCACGACTTTAGCTTCCCTACGGTTCAAAAGGCATTGTCAGAAGTATTCAAGGGTGAGTACTTGGCCTTATTCCAAGGTGACAGTTGGGGGTATATTATATGAGAAAACTACGAGCAATTCTGGCCTTTATACGCCACCAGGAGTGGGTGGATGAACCCAAGTGGGAAACAGAGGACGAGCGTGCATTGACAGGGTTCCTTGGAACGCTGACTGGAAAGAAGCTTAGTCTGATCCTTTTAAACCTTACTTTACGCCAAAATGCCTCCGCAGTAGAGAAGAATGCGGATTCACTTGCAGAGGCGTGCGGATATGCTAAAGGATTTCGAGGTTGTGTGGCGACCATTGAGTCGTTATGCAGCCCCAAACAAAACTCGCCCATCCTCGACAGTAGGGATGGGGCCGATGAACCTGCTGTCAATTAACCTGCGTTTTAGAATGACTCCCTGGAGCGCGGTGTAAGAAAGGGTCAAAATGGCGGAATCGAATAACCTTACTGAAGCGGATATGTTGGCGATGGCGCAGGCGTTTGACGAGGGTAAAGAAATCAGTACTCCCGAACAAGCCAAACCCGAAGCCAAGGTTGAAACTGAAAGCAAGGCCAGCGGAGATAACTCGGAGACACCCGCGACTCCCGAAACTGTCGAAACTAAATCCTCATCGATTGATGAGGTGGCAGACAAGGCTCCTAAAGCTGAGACTGCATCAACAAGCTCTTTAACAACGCAATCTGATGAACCCAAGTCAGAGTCAGCTTCCGAAAAGAAGCAAAGCAAGTACCAAAAGGCACAGTCTCGACTCGCAAAAGAGTGGGACGATGTCAAAGCGGAACGTGCAAGACTCCAGGCTGAAAGGGAAGCTATTGAACAGGCCAAGACTGCAAAGCCTAGTCAAGAAGCACCTTCAGCAGAAGCAAAGACAAGCACTCGCAAGTTTAGCGCGGAAGATTATCGGGAAGCAGCAAAAAGCTACCGTTATGAAGGCCGTGACGATCTTGCGAAACTCGCTGAAAGCAAAGCCAGCGAGATTGAGACGGAAGATCGCAAAGAGGTCGAAGCAAAGACTCAGAACGATCTGAAGAGTGCCTGGGACCAAAACCTCCTACGCGAGGTCGAGTCAAACCCAGAACTTAAAGACTCTTCGACGACTCTTTACAAGGCTGTCTCCGAACTTCTTCAGCAGCACGCCATCCTGCGAAACTATCCAGCAGGAATCAGCGATGCTGTTGGTCTTGCGAAGATGAGGCTCAAGGCGGACGCTGCCTCTGACTTGGAAAAGAAGATTGCAAAGTATGAGTCAGAATTGACTCAACTAAGAAAGGCAACGACACCTGCAAGCGGTCAGCCTTCTGGCCCTGCTCGCGTCAAAGCTTTTCACGAACTTTCCTCTGAGGAGCAAGGTCGTGAACTGCTTCGAATGGCAGCAGAAGCCGATAGATCGTAACAGATTAGTTGCTATAAAAGGAAAATAATAACATGGCTTATGTAACTACTGGCGGATCTGTCTCTGCACAGTTCCAGACGTACTTCTCCAAGATGCTCTTGGAACGTGCGCTCCCCTTACTCCAAATGGAGCAGTTCGCAATGAAGGTGGCGTATCCTTCTAAAACTGGCGGAAATAAAACCATCAAATTCTTCAAATTTGATAATCCTAACATTGGTAGCATCGTTTCCCTCTCTGAAGGAACGACCATCGGTGACGGATCTGATCAACGTCAGTTGACCCTGTCCACCGTTGACGCGACCCTGCAACAGTACGGCAGCCAGATCGTCCTCACCGATGTTCTCTTGGCCACCGAATTGTTCAACCACCTCGCCCAGGCCACCAAGCAGTTGGGTGAAGATGCTGCTCTGCACGCCGACACTCTGTGTCACCGCGCGCTGATCCAAGACTCTTCCACCTCGACTGGAACAAACGTCGCCACGAAGTCTTATGCTCGTTACGCGCAGAATAGCACGAACGGAACTACCTTCGCGACTGCCAGCACAGCGAACAGCTCGCTCACCGCTACCGACTTGCTCGACGGCGTGACCACCCTGTTCATTAATCGCGCACCTAAGATCAAGGACTCTTACGTCCTAGTCGCTCACCCTGCGGTCATTCGTGACCTGCAGCAGGATGACGATTGGTTGAAGGTTTCGAGCTACTCGAATCCCGACGCCATCTTCAAAGGTGAAATCGGTTCGCTGTTCGGCTGTAAAGTCGTTTCCAGCACCAACGTCCAGACGTTTGCCACCGCTGCTGCGGGTGTGGCGTCTGCCTCGACTGCTGGCAATGCTGTCTACGGAAACTTGCTCTTGGGCGGAAACGCCTTCGGCGTTCCTAGCTTGAACTCGGTTGTCGCCTCTGGCTCGCCCTTCGCTCCGAAGGTCACGATCCTTGACGCTGCCGATAAATCCGATCCGTATGGACAGCGCGTTGTTGCGTCCTTCAAGACGTTCTACGCTGCCAAACAATTGGATACTACGTTCTTCCGAGCGATCTTCGCGAAGTCGAACTACAGCTAAACAATTAAATGGGAACCATGCTAGTAATTGGTATGGGTCCTCGTAAGGACGCTGGGGAGGATAAAACCTCCCCAGCTCCTAACAACGGAGGTCGAATGAACGAAGGAATGGACAAAGGTGGCGAAATGAAGATGCCCAAAGGCATGGTCATGTTGCCTGTATCGATGCTTGAAGTTAACGATGGCGGAGATGCTGTTCCTCCTTCGGAAGGTGATCACGTTGAACTCAGCGGTGTTGTACATATGGTTAAAGGTGGTGTAGCTCACATCAAGGTCAATGACGCTATGATGGAAGGCGAATCTGACAATAATCAACAAGACAACATGTCTGAAGAGGACAAAATGCGTGCGCTGGCTCAGAAGGCCGACGAGGAGGCTTACAGCTAATATGCCTATCTACCAGTATCTCGATACTCGTAAAAAGTCTATCGTAGAGCTGGAGAAGTCAGTAGCTGAAAGGGACAATGTCCCGAAGCATCTGAAGCGGTTTACTGTCCCACAACGTTTGGCCCTGGTTGGAGTTGGCGAACCCCTCGACAACCCGCTTGGAGCTAATAAAACAAATGTTATGAAGGGGTACTACAAACAAGAACAAAAACTTGGGAGTAGATTTAAAAGCGAGTTCAGCGCGGATCAAGTGAAACGTGCCTGGAATCGAAAAGGAGATTAATAATATGGCTAATGAATTTGCACGAAGTCCACGCAAGGCAAAAGGAAAAGCATTAAGGCTTGATACCTCTAACCAATCTGTGGTTTGGGATATTACAACCCTAGCAACAACTGGAACTTTTGGTTCTGCTGCCTCAACAGCAAATGGCTTGACCATTACTGTTAACGGCACGAACTATAAGATCCCATTGTTTACCTCACCCTAATGTCACGCGCATTAGATAGATTCCAGGG